ACAAAGTCTTCATTCATACTTTGATGAGTACCTTCAATACCTTTAAGTCTCATCAGTGATTCTTCTTGTGGATAACCTATACTGTCATCATTGACTAGTTCCTCAAACGACATACCCCAGTCATCTAAGAAATCATCCAGAGGATACTTACCAGTTAAGACTAACTCTAGTTCTTGGTTGAACTGAGTATCCATCTCTTCAGTGCTTTTATTTATAGTTGCTTCTAACGCCATCTTAATTCTCCGTTTAATTAATCGTATTTACCAGGTTCGCCATATTGAGGGAAGCCAAAGAAACCAGTAAAGGTTCTTTCTAACTTCTCAGCCCAGCTAAGTTTAGTATCAAACATAGGTTTAGTAACAATAGGTACAGCTTTACCCAGTATCCACTTAGGATAATGGTAAGTACCATCAGGGTCAACGATAGCTGGACCCATTGGGAATCCCTTCTTCATTGAGAACCATTGTTTATTAAACATACCTTCCATGATAGTTTTTGGTACTATAGAACCTTTATTTAAAAACGTGTGAGCAGGGTGTTGTACCCAGTGAATAGGCTCAGCAATCTGTTTAGAGATAACCATCGACTCTCCACCACCTAACTGTAGTTTACCTGACTGCTCACCGAACCAGAAGTCATGTAAGTTCGCCATTGTAGGTTGTTCATCACTAAAGGCTTCAGTCATTGCCCACCACATACCAGAGGTAACGACACCAGCCCTCCCAGTATAAGCAGCGTACATCCTAAATGAGGAAGCTAGCTCTTTACCTTCTTTAGATTTCCAAGCAGCGTTATCACCTCGGTGCATTGATTTAAGGAAACCTTCAGTGTAGTTCTTAGCAGTAGTAAATGTCTTACCTACAATCCTGATATTAGATACAGTCCAGTCAGGTGCAAACAAACCAAGGTTCAACCATCTACGTTTATTAACAGGAAGTACAGAAGCTAAAGCATCAGCTGTCTTACCTCTAAGACTATCAGGATTATTAGAAGCGTAGGTGTAAAGCTTAGTAGTAAAGTTATTCCAATCTAGGGAACCGAAGGCATCATTAGCAAACTCAGAAGCTAATCTTCCAGCTACCTCATCTGTATGACCATCTTTCTCAATAAGACGTTTCTTCTTCTGAAGATAAGCAGCTAGTTTAAATCTATCGTGGAAGTATTCCCAAGTTAGATAGTCAATGTTCTTAAACACCTTAGTACCTAAAGCACCCATAGGACCTAATCTTTCTAGAGCTTCTTCCATTGCTTTGAAACCAGGGTTAACTAACTCTTGTTTCTTAATAGCAATAATCTGTAGTCCTTGTCTAATAGCTTCTTCAGCTAGTTCATTAAACTCTCCAGAACCAATCTTAAGGTCAGACCAACTAGCTTCTCTAGTACCTATTGTATTACCATCAGCATCTTTAATTGAGACCTTACCACCTTTGAAACCTTTAACTATCCCAGAAGGACCTAAGGCGTAGGCAGCTGATAACATCAAAGCTTGAGCATGGAATAAAGAACCAAATACAAACAATCTCTTAAGACCGTTATTAAGCTTTAGGATACTTTCTTTGACATCTTCCATACCACCTCTTCTCAAGGTAGCGAACTGGTCATCGATTAAGTTCTTAATATCTGTATGTGCAACATAGCCTTGTAATGAAGGATGGTCAAACCCTACATACTTCAAAGCTTCTTGGTCAGTTAAACCTCCGTTTTCTTTATCTGTCTTTCTAAGACTCTTGAATACTTCTTCAGACATCAAAGCAGGTAACTTTCTACCAGACGTATCTAAGTTAAGGTCAAACAATGAATTGATTAAGTTCTTACCATAGATAGTTCTAGTCATAGCTTGAGTGTATAACTCTAAAGCTCTAACTGGACTGGTGATGACATTCTTATCAGAATACTTATTATCAATAGCTTCTAAAGTCTCCATCATAGTACGTTGAATACCACTCTTAGAAGGTTTAAGGTAAATAGCTACTAGCTCTTGTAAAGTATCTTCATCAATGTCTTTATTAAAGATGTGAGGGAAGTAGTTCTGTAAGAAAGCACCTTGTTTATCCTTCTTAAACTTATGAAACTTTAACTGAGTAACGTCACCTTTAGATTTAATCACACCAGAGAGGACAGCTTCCTTACCTATAATGTCTAGCATTGCTTTGACTTTATCTCTTACTTCAATCTCAGCCTTATTTAAACCTTTGATAGAATCTGTTTCGATAGCAGTAATTAAACGTAAACCATCAGCATCGGTAGGAAATACCTCGGCTACTTCTTTCAAGACTACTTGCATCTGGAACTCTAATATCTTAGACTCATTAGCAAAGCCTTCAATAGATTTAGATATAGCCATCTTAGCTTTCATCGCAGAAGCTTTCAATGATTTAGAATTGATAACCTTAGGACCTAAGCCCATCGCAGCTATACCTAATACAGTACCAAAGAACTCATTCTCTCCAGTATCAGCTAAACCGTATCCAGCTAAACCACCAGCAGCCATAGCTGTCTTAGGATTAGCTCTAATAGTGCTACCTACAGCTTCCATTACACCAGGTTCTTTAGGTGTCAGGGGTTCTTCTTCTATAGGTGTTTTAGCTACGTTCTGTCTTCTAATGCTTTCAAACTCTGCTTCTTCTGGAGTAAGTATAGGAGCTTCATCAAGCTTCCTCGGTTGTACAAAGTCATTATCAATTCTATTTAACTCAGATAAAGCTGTAGCAAAAGCTCTATCGTTTAATTCTCTGTCTGTTAATTGCTCACCCTTGAATCTAGCTTTAATACGTTCTACTTCTTTAGCCTTCTCTTCAGCTATACGCATGAAGCGGTAAGCATCTTTATTACGGATAGTAGCATCTTTACGCATATTAAGCTTATCTGGCTCTATCCCTCTAAATGGAGTATTGTTTTTAATAGCTTCATCTAGCTCTTTCATTAACTGTCTATGTTCAAGCTCTAGTTTAAACTCATCAATTTGAGTCTTAATTCTACCTTCTAGGTCAGAAGTAGTTACTAAAGCAGGACCAGTACCTTCTCTCTTACCTTTGATAATCTCTATGTCATGCTGAATATCAGTAAGAATAGAAGACTCTTGAGCTTGAGCTGAGATTCTATCATCATCAGCTTCATCAGCAGCTTTTCTAATAAGGTCTATCTTTTCTACAGCATCTAGACGTGAAGCTTTACTTGCTCTCTCAGCTTTAGATACTTTTCTTAAAGTACCCGCACCTAAACCAGCAACAGCTTCAGTTGATGCTACTCCTCCACCTGCTGTAGCCCCAGCTAATCTTGTTTTAGTTTTAGCGACAGTATCTGCACCAGGGATAATAGAATATCTAGGTGTTAGCTTTCCTTTAGGAGCAGGTGGACCCATCTCTTTAGGTCTACCTTTATACATTAAACCAAGACCACCTAAGACACCAAAAGCTCCACCGAACTTAGCTCCAGCCCACACAGCATCACCTTTAACATCTCCTTGCTCTAGACCAGTATAGGCAGCTTCATATCCAGCACCTAATGCCATACCAGAACCAACACCAGTAGTTATCTGAGAAAGACCTCTAAGAGCTTTAGACTCAATACCAGCTAACTTAGCACTTACGTTATTAACAATCGTAGATAACTTAAGTCCTTTATGAGCAATCCCTAATAACTTGGCTATACCTAAGAAAGGTAAATCCTTAATAACTTCAGCTGTGATTACACCACCTGTATAGCTAGGATTGTCTTTAAACAGAGCAAGTAAATCAAGTAGTCCTGCTTCCTCATCCCCTTCTACACCCCATCTATCATTAAATGATTTACCTTTATCATCAATAATAGCATCTAAATCACCACCGAAGTTCTCATAAACAAACTCTAAGTCTTCTTCGATAAGGTCTCTACGAGATATCATTTCCTTAATAAGGTCAGCTTCTTTCTGGGTAAAGTCTCTAGTCTCACCAACCTTACGATAAGCTTCTATACGTCTATCTAATTCTTTATGACCATAATCAATAGCATTACGTTGAACAAACCACTCTTTCTGAGAGTCTTCATCTGCAAACTTACTTAACATTAAGCCAAATAAACCTGAAGTAAACCACGCCTCTTGACCTAAATCAGTAGATAAGTTCTGACCTCCAGAGAAACCTTCACCATAATCAAGCTCAGTAGGTAGGTAAGTAGCTTCTAAGGTACGTTGAGCAGCCATAACCTCAGGGTCATAACCTATATTTCTACTTAAAGGGTCAAAGATATGTTGCATTACTTATTATATTTAGCAGCGTTAATATCAAAGATAGTTGTAGCATCTTTAAGCCAAGGGGCGTTAGCCTCTTCTTCTACCTTAGGTTGCAGTTCTAACAACTGCTTACGCAACGCGTCTTGACGTTTCCTTAGTTCTGTATGAATAATAACATTAGCTGCAGGGTTAGCTGCTGATGCTTTATTTGCCACTTCTTGTAAACTATTAAGCTCCTTAAGAAGTTGATTATATTTATATTGAAAAGTACCTGTTTGTTTTAACTTAGTACCTAGATTGCTTGCATTAAACACATCTTTAGAAGAGACAAGGTTAGAAGATTTCTTACCTGAGCGACTAGCGTTATTGGAGATGTAAGCTTCCCCTTCCGTTTTATAGGCAAGGTCATAATCTTTCATCCAATCTTTCTTAATCTGATTCTTTATAGTACCTGAACGAACTAAACTATTAAGGTACTTAATCATCTTAGTACGTGTGTCTAACCCTTTAGGCTGCCCAGGTAAGTTATCGCTGGCATATAGGGCAGTAAAGTTCTTACCAACCTCTAATCTCCACTCTGTTTTAAGAACTGGAGTGTTATACCCTTTAGTGAGTGCTAACTCTTTAGTTTCATAATCCTGATTCTGCTTATTAAGAGTAGCCCATCTATCAGGGTCAATAGCTCTAATCTGGTCTAAAGCAGCTCTACGCCCTTCAGGTGTCTTATAATCAGCACCTTGAAGTATCTCATTAACAGCTTCTTCTTTATTCTGAAGACCAAGCATACCTCTAGCAGCTCCGCCTATTATCTTAGTAGTAGGTTCTAACTCTGCCTGGCTTAAGTAAAACATCCCATCTGGTGAAAATGCCATATTATTCTCCTTTATCGTGGAAGGTAAGGGTTTCTGTAAGAGCCACCTGGATTATAAGAAGAAGCGAAACCAGAGTATTGATTAGGTACGCTACTAAACCCTGAGTTATAAGCATTACTATTAGCTTGTAATTGATTAGTTAAGTTACTAAACATACCAGCATTGCTTAAAGCTCTATTAGATTGTGATTGTCCTCTAGCTTGAGCAGCTGCACTAGATAACTTAGCAGATGTACCAGCAATAGAACCAAGACCAGTACCAATACCTCTACCTGTCTCAGCATACTTCTGAGGTAACTGACCGATAGTTTCAGCCATACCTAAGTCTGTAGCAGCTCTTCCTCTATAGGTATCAATCATACCTTGAGCTTTATCTAAGCCAGAATACTGAGCTTCTAAGTCTTGCATAGCTTGAGCTTTAAGAAGTGCTTCAGACCGATTAGCACCTCCAGTTGAACCTAGCATACCTTGACCTAATAATCTATTCTCTAAAGCTAGTCTTTGCTTCTCTTGCTCTGGAGCATAGATAGCTTTCTGCATATCGTAGAACTTCTTACCAGCAGCCATAGGGTCTGCTTCCATTCCAGCAATAAACCCTCGTTGTTTACCAGCTCCAGCCATAGCAAGGTCATACTCACTTTGCCACGGTGCTGATAAACTCATATCAAGCTGTCTACCTTCCTCATCAAACTGAGCTTCACCGAAGTTACCTTTAACATCCCAAGGTAATGTCCTCTGATAAGCTAACTCAGCCTGTCTTTCAGCAGAGGCACTTGCAGCGGATTGAGCTGATGCTGCTTTACTTTGACCTCTTAAACTTATAAGACCACCTACCGCACTTCCGATACTAGGCATCTTTCACCTCCTTCTTTAGTTCTTTAACTGACTCACCATAGAGTCTCCATATATGTATAGACATTTCCCTACCCCATTCTCTGCCACTTATCAAAGTAGCACATAAAACAAACAGTTGATAGAGTTCAGCTCTTAGCATATAAGCTTTATCAACATCATTAACCTTCTTCTCTTTCTCAAAGACATTAGCTGTATGCCATTTAAGTATTATAGTATTCATCATAGGTGCTAAGTCTCTTTGATTCACAGCATAGAAAGGATTCAAAGGCATATCTACCATTAAGAAAGTGAATACATCATTTATATCCTCATCTTCAATCTCTGTATCTTTATCAATTAAATCATCCCACAAATGAATAGCTTTAATCATATCTAAACAGAACACTATAGCATTACCATTACCTTGTAACCAGTAGTTCAGGTTATCTTTAAATATAGGTAACTGAATATCTAAGTCTTTCATTAAGCTGTTCTCTTCCACATATATACTGCGATGTATGGATTCATAATACTATGTGCTGTGTCGCCACCTGTCACTGACGATAGACCAACTTCTGCATCTCCCGTTCCTGGTCTCATTACATAAGACTGATAAGTAGAGCCACCTTGTGTAGCAATCTCTGATACTGTGTTAGATGCGGTTATATCTCCTGATTCTGCCACAGTTCCGTTATCAACAATAAAGTGCTGATGCGAAGGCATTTCTGATTCTGTCAATGTATGAGTCTTAGTACCACCAGTCTCTTCAACAGTATCAAAGTCAGTATCGCTAGAATCAAGACCGATAAGCATCTTACCTGCTGCAAAAGCAACCCAAGTAGTTCCACCTATTGCTGCAACCACTGCTGCTGAATCAGCATAAGCAGTTACTGTTGTAAAGATAGCACCTACAGGATAAACAGTATCTGCAATATTTGCTGCTGATGTTGCAGTTTCAACAAAAGCAGTTGTAGCTACCTGTGTTGTATTAGTTCCAGCAGCTGCTGTTATAGCACTGAAGGATTCTGAAGCTGAACCATTTAAGTTAGCTTTAGTATTAACTGCTGTTTGTACTGCTGTGAACTCAGTGTTAAAGTCTGAACCTGAAATTACCTTAGCTGGGTTTGAATCCGATAAGGCATCTTTACCTGACCAGGCTACCGCTATTGTATAGTTACTCATCGTATTTTCCCTTGTTTAAATAATAAAGTCATAGCTTGTAATGAAGCTACATAACCATTAGTCTCAGCACTCATCTCAACCTGTAAATGTTTAGCACTACCTGTTAACGGTATGTTGTATTCTTTTAAACCATATAAAGGAGTGTACTTAGATGCTCCATATAAAGAAGTAGAAGCTCCAAAGAAAGCCACAGCTCCTGTAGTAGTAGGATTTAATAAGAAAGTCTGTGTCTTAGAAGGTACAACATTAAAGTCTTTATACCACTTAACACCTACTGATGTTCCAGACCCTCCGTTGATAATAGCCTTTAGTTTCTTTAATAAAGAAGCTCCTACTGAATCACCTAAATTAATCCAAATAGTCTTAAAACTACCAGTATAAGAAGAAGATGTATAAGTACCACCACTCACATAATCTTTATCAAAGTAGCCCTCATAAGCAGCAATCGAACCTACCTCCTGTCCTACTAGAAAACCCTTAGACTCTGTGTAAGCTAAACTTGTGGGTTCTCTATCTGAATCAAATGTCCAAGTTGTAATCCTAGGTACTTTATTAGGTGTAAGGTGTTTCATATCAAACACGTAAGTAATGTTAAGAGTAATAAAAGACATAACATACACGCCTTCATTCTCTACATAAACACCCTTAACAGCAGAGCTTTGTGAGATATTTCTAATTAATGTATCTTTTATATTCACCGAGTATTCAGTTAATGGTACTTTATCTAACTCAGTTGTTCTGTTTAAAGACCTAAGTCCAGTATCAGATAGGAATAATAAATCATCACCTACAGCTATAACTGTATCTCTTGAAGTACAACCGATACCTCTAATAACCTCTGTCAATGACATTGATGAGGGGTCTGTTACATCTTTATAAATAGCAATATTATGTTTACCGAATATAACTAACTGACCATAAAAAGGAGCGATAGCTACAATCTCATCTGTACCCCATACAGTTTTTAAATCAACTGAACCAGAAGAACCTCCTGTCCATGTATCTCCAAGTAAAGTATCTGAATAGTAAACTACATCTTTCTCTTCAGTGACACCACCTACCCAGTTTCTACCGTAGTAACCCATTCCACAGCTAGGGTCGAATGTAGTTACACCTGTCGGCTTATTAGTAGTGACTGCCCATGTAGAAGATGTATATTTAATAGGTGGATTACCAGCTTGGAATCCGTATAAACCTTTATTAAAGTTTACGAACTGCCAGTCAGAAGCTGTACCTGCTGTAAAAGAACCAGTCCAAGGAACATCAGGTGTTGTAAAGTCAACTGTATAAATCTTAGTACCTACACCTGCAAATATCTTATTAGTAGAGACATCTTTGTGTTCTACAATAGAACCTATCTTAGCAGTTGTTTTTAGTATATTCTGTTTTAAACCTTTCCTAAAAGAGATACGACCTGATTCTCTAAGGACAATATTGTCAGCATTTATTAACCAACTAGAATCTAATGTAGCTGGGTTAGATTGAGTATTAAGACCATTAATACCAATATCATTAAGAGGTTTATATGAGAGTTCTTTAGCCATTACTTAACAAACCAATCAGATTCATATTGAGTATTTCCACTATCTAACATAATAGCTTGGTTCAGCGATTCAGATACTTCAGCTGCTACGATACTTGTCTGCGTACCACCGTCTTCACCTCGTTCAGAAATAGCTCTAGCCCAAGCACCTAAGATAACTGGCTTCTCAGGTATCTTTAATACAGTCGTAGCTGTTTTTAATTCATCTTGGAATTTAACTATGTCAAATGAAATAGTCTGTACTGAATTAGGTTTAGGTTCTAAATCTACTTTGAGGTTGTTAGAAGAGTCAGCACCATTGAAAGCATAGTACAAAGGCTCACCTGAGTTCTCACTTGGATAAAGCGTGGAGTTGATGTACTGTCTTGATACTTGTACTAGCTTAACACCAGTAGATTGATTAATAACATCAATAATCTTAATCTCTTGACCAGAGGATAGGTTGTAGTTTCTAGTACCAGATACGGTAGCTACATCTACAGTTTCA